GATTTGAAATTTAGGCACGCCACCGCCAAATATAGACTCGCCAATAATGTCGCCAATCAAGGCGCCAATTTCCCCACCGAGTTCACTGCCGCCGGTTAATGCTTTGCCAATCCCGCGGCCAGCCTCCGTTGCAAATGCTCGGCCCAGGGTTTCGCCAATATCTGCAAACTCACCACTCAAAACATCTTGAGCACTAATAGCGCCAATTCCGTCTAAAAATCCGCGCTCGATGGCTTGCGCAAGCGTTGCGCTGACTTCATCGCCAAAGGTTTTTTCAAGAAAGGTTTGCAGCTTGCCCGCAAATCCATCTAGCCTTCCGGCTGCATCAAACGCCGCGCCCGCCAGCTTTCTAATTTCATCAGCTTGAATTTCAGTTAATTCGGAGCCTTGCTGTAATAGCTGATTGGTGATAAACAGTTCGCGCTGGTATGCAATCAGAGCGTCGCCGGAAAGAGTGCGAAGCTGTATCTCTTGTTCAAGCCCGGCAATCGTATCTTCATAAATTGACAGGCTATCTGCTTGTGCTTGCGCTAAATCTTCGGCCGGGTTAATTGCATCCTTGTACTGCAAAGCCAAAAGCCGAAGCCGATCTTGTAGCGTTTCGTAAGTGATTTCTAGCTTTCCGTTAGCTCTCCAGGCCTCTTCGACCATGCGCTGATATTTTCTTAAAGCAACCGCAGAATCACCGGTTAGAGCGTCGGCTAAATCTTCATTGCCAGTGATGAAATCTTGCTCACTTTCAAACAGCTTGTTTAATCCATCTGCTGCCCCATTTGCAGCCCCTTCTAAGTCGGACAATTCTTTTTTTGCTGCTGCGGCCGCTGCTTCTAGTTTTTGCAGATCAGTTCCGCTGTTTTCGGCGGCTTTGCGCTGCGCATCTAGCGCAACTTCTGCTGCTTCTAGGCCAGCTACCAAACCAAATAGCGTGTCTTGTGTTTTAATGATCGCGTCTTGCGTACCTTCCATAGCACCTTGTGACTCTTCGCGCATCTTTTGAAATGCCAACGGTAGCGCGGCAAGCTGTGCTTCAATAACTGAAGGGTCTAAACCGTTCATGTCACCTTGCATACGTGTCATTGACTCAGCGACCACTTCCGCAATGTCAATCGCAATCTGTGTTACGGCGTTTCGCGTCTGATTGAATTTGTCCTGAACGACGGTAAAACCCGCCGCGAGCATCAATGCAGTTTGGGTTAGATTTATAATTACACCGGCCAAAAGCATAAAGCCGTCTCGCACCACGCCGCTCTGTCCTTCGGTGCCGCGCAGTACCTGAAGGAATGTCATCCAAACCGGCAGTAAATCTTGGCCAATCCTGATTTGCAATGCAGTAATTTCTTGGCGTACTTGGGCGAACATCAGCGCCGGGTCTGATTCTACAGCTACACGGAATCGCTCGGCTAACGTCCCGACCGAGGCACCGACTTTTCCGGCTATGGATGCGGCGCTCTCACCTTCGGAATTGAAAACGGCCATTATTGCAACCATTGCTTCAATTTCTGGAATTACTTTGCCAATCGAAACGCCGAACTCGTTGCTACGGTCTAACATCTTTTGGTAGGCGTTTATAAAGCCATCCTCGGCTACCGCTGCTTTGAAAGCTTCAACCGACCATTCCATTTCTCGGAACGCATCAATAGTGTTTTTCGTTGGCTCTCGAACCAGAAGTGTTAAGGCTCCACGCAATCCCGTAACTGCTTGGTTCGCGCTAACGCCTTGACGTGTAAACGCTGCGATAAATGCGCCCGCATCTTCAAAACTAGCCCCAGCCTGTGCCGCTAAACCAAGGACATTACCAAGCGTTCCGGCCAATTGGCTGGCCTCTAAATTACCCTGCTCGACGATGCCTATCATTATATCCACTGCATCGCTTGCACTTAAAACGTCTGAACCATACGCCGTAACCGCCGCACCGGCTGCGAGAGCGATTTCACGAGTATCACCCAGCCCGATAGCCGCCGCCTTGCTTGATTGCTCAAGCAGCTCCATTGCTTGCTGTCCTCGGAAACCTGCCGAAGTAATGGCAAACATCGCGCGGGCCAATTCTTCTGGCGCACGGCCTACAGAACCGGCTAGATTTAAGATCGCAGCACCAAACAAATCAACCTCTTTACGGCTCACGCCAACAAGTGTGTTTATTTTGGTTAATTCTGATTCAAAGGTTGAGGCCATGCGAATGCTGTTTGCCGCTACCGCTAGAGTAGCCGCAGCCATCAAACCAAGACCACGGCCAAGCCTCCGCGCTGATTTGTTCATCCGGTCAGCCGCTTTTTCTGATCGGCCGGCCGTCCGGTTGAATTTTTCCATGTCGCGATCAGCACGGACGAATCCTTTGCTATCCACCGACAAGCCAAGTTGGGCAATATCAACGCTCATTTGCTATCCTTTTCATTTTGTCTCAATTCGCTCAATGCGTTTAGAAAAGCGGTATCCAGCGCGGTTAAAACGTCGATTTCGTCCGGGTAAATAATCAGGCGTTTACGTCTTGCCCAGCAATCAATTTCTTGATATGTAATTGGAGCCGGGCTGTTAAAGCCCGGCTGCCGTCTGCTGTTTAGCTGATAGAACCATTCAAGCAGGTACTCAGTGCCATCAGTGAGCTCTTGCGGCTCCGGCACATCCTTACCGAATGATTCGTATATCTCGGCCAGCGTGTGGCCGTTTGTGCGTGTTGTGTTAAATTTTATCTGATGCCCGACGTAAGCACAAAGTGTCTCTAGTCGGCTTGCGAAAAATCCTCTTCATCAGCCAGAGCCTCATTAACTTGTTTGCGAATGGCTGCCGATTGCTCGCCGTTTTCATACATCACGGATTTAAGATTTTTGGAATTGAACGGCGGCGCTTTTTCAACAACTTCCAGTGCTTTGCCCGCCCAATCCCAGCCGGAAACACGTCCCATCAACAAACTTTCGCCCATTTCCCGCCGTTCGCGGACGCTGATCTTTTTGCCAGAGGCATAGCGATCAGTAGCCCGTCGCTGAATTTTGATAAATTCGTCATCAGTGTCTGGGCGAATCAGCAATGAAAGCCCTGTTTTTTCGTTTGACTTGTCCAGAATGTGGATGGTACGTTCTGGCCGGGTCAGTTCTAATCCTGCTAGATTAATGGTCATATTTTTACCTTCTTACTAAAAAGAGCAGCCCGCACATGGCGGGCCGCTGTAGGTTGATTAATGCTGATTAAGGTGCGGTCGCTTTAACGATTGCTTGGTTTGCAGCGATGGTAAACGTAACCGTTGCGAAATCTTCGTTAGAGCCTTTGCCGTAGCCTGGTGCAGTTACAACACCTCGGCCAAACTCGATACGGTCATCAGGCCATTGAATTTTGAACGCAAAGTTGTTGCCGTTAGCAATCGCAGATGCTGCGGTTAATGCGGTCATGCCGTCGCTGGGTTCGTCCAGAAAGACGACATCATAGTTCTTGCCAGTTGCTGCGCCTTTTTGCTGTGCAGTGAGCTGGTTATCCCACGTTGGGAACGTGACGATATTTTGATCAACTCCCGTGTCTCCGTGGGTTCCCATGTTTGGGACTGCCTCGTATGTAAGAGCTGCAAATTCCGTTGCGTTTAGAACCGTGTTTGCAGCTAACGGAACCGTTGCATCACCCGCATCAACTGAAATAGAAAAAACACCACCAATATTTGTACTAGCCATCTTGAATATCCTTTTGTTAACAAAAAAAAACCCGCAAAATTGCGGGCGCTATAGCTCCTAAAATTAGGGTTAATTAATCCCGCGGTAGGGAATTGTTACCGGAATAAATAGCCGGTTGCCGTCTTTTACGGCCGGGGCAATGTAAGGTCTTTTCTGGACCCTGACGCCGCCCATTAGCAGACCTTTGGGGAAATGATCAATAATCAATTCAGCTTGGGCCGTAATGTTTACAATTCCTTTTCCGGGTCGATCAAGAACTAGAATCTGGATAAAGCCGAAAAACTCATTGGCTGAATCAGAATCCCATGACAGATTAATCGACTGGTTTGGGAAGTGCGTCATTTCCAGCCAGATGCCAGCATTCGGCGGGTCAAAATTAACGCCAGGCCAAGAAATAGGCGGCGAATTTGCCAGAGTCCTTGCGCGTGTAACAGCGGACAGAAGGATGTCGGTATCAATGCCCATTTATTGCACCTTTTTCGCATTCTGATTGACAATTTGCGGCCATTTTTCAACAGCGCCGCGCAGGAATCCATCCACGTACTCACGCGGCCGGGCATAGTCCGCAGTCCAGCCGACAAATATAGTCTCGTCTTTTTCAGGGTTCCAGCGCAAAAGTGCGGCGGCAATTCCTGAGCCTTGAATTGGTGACTGAACTTGTCCAGAATTAACCGACTGGCCCGAAGGCATCCGGCCAATCGCTGCGTTTATCGAAGCCCTTAAAAAGCCCGTTTTAACTCGCATTCTGCCGCCTCTAGCTCTAACAGTCTGCGCGTCCGCTACAACATCCTGTACGGACTCCTTCGCCACGACTCGCATTCGTTTTTTGTACTGGGCAATATGCCCGGCGACTTGCTGTTGAAAAGTGCTCATGTCAATCCCTCAGCCATTGCAAAATCAATCTTGTGCTCGATGTAGCAGCGGCAATTTATGACCTCACCGGCCGGGCCTTCGCCTGGGTGAATCAGTGATACGCCGGTCACAGGATTGGTAAACGCTTCATCAATTCCACGGCTTTCGCCATCCATCGCAATGTGTCCCGGCCGTTCGTTTTTGCTAAAGCTGTGACGCCATATTCGTTTGACTGCATCAGGCGGCGCTAGACCCTCCTGTACGACTTGCCTGAGCGATTCATCAGAAGCCTCGTTTAAAGCCGCCAGCGTTTCTGTTCGGCCTATCGTGTCGCCCCTGAGCTTCAACAGTCTATCTTCATAGCGCCCGACAATCCGGTTAATGTCAGACTGAGCCAATGGCATGCCTGAATTAATCGATCTGCGGACAATGCCATCAAATCGCTTGTCTCTTAATGTTCGTTGAAAGTAGGCTGAATCCAAGTTAGCAAGCTGTTCACGTGCACGCAAGGCGGCCGCAGCTTGTGGCTTGTTCAGGCCTAGAATCCCGCCCTCTCGCCGTCGTGTCTGGCTTGACATCCTGCCGACAATATCCAGCGCAGTTGATCTCGGATTACGGCCGGCAGCCATTGATTGCCTTAAAAGCTCTTGCACCGTCTCGCGCTGTTCGTTTGAAATGTATGTAATAAATTCGCTCGAATGGCCTCTGAGCCACTGTTCAGCGCGTGGGTTTAACACATCGAAAACCATGCCCAAACGTCTGGGAACATCGGCCGCGATCATAAATGCGCCCGATTCAATGTATGCGTTTCGTACCGCCTCGCTAATCCCTGCCCAACTGCCCGGCCGTAAGCCTAAAGCGTTCATAACAGCGGTCATGTTGTTTGCCCGGATTGCCTCAGTTAATGCGGTAATCTGTGCGCGGGTTTTGATTTGCGATAGTGCATCACGGAAAGACCGAGCAATTATAGGCTCAAGGCCATCCATGAATCGTTGTATTTCGTCCCGGGAAGCGGCCATAATTTAGTGAAAGAGCGAGTATGCGATTAGTTGTAATGCCTGATCTTCGGTAAATTCCTGTTTTAACAATTGATCCATCATTAGCCGAGCGGTTTGGGCCTGTCTTGGCATCATCCGATCTAATTCATCAAAAGCTGCGGCGGTTTCATCGCGCTCGAAGTTAGGGATTTCGCGGATATCAGTCATCGGCAGTATCTAATTTCTATGTCTACTAATCTATCCTCGCCAAATTCTAGTTTCAAATAAGTAAATCCTTTCGTGTTGACTTTAAGCTCCTCTAATAAAGGAACTAAAAGATCATAAATAATTTTTCGTTTGTTTTCGTTTGTGTTGATTTTCATTTTCTGCAATGCACCTTGTACAGCATTATGATAGGGCCAGGCTTTAGCGGCATGACCTTAATTATCTGGTAGACAGTGCCGCTGCTGGTCAGGGTTTCGGCAAGCTCGATGTCCGTCAATCCCTGCGTGCTCACGATAAACAGGACATCACCTTCCTGAATTAAAGTGCCGTCCCGATCTGCGTTTGTAAATTGCGTCTGAACCGCCCGTGCTGGCGTTTCAACCGGCGTGCCGCTGCCAGGGTTCCACGGTGTAGCAGGGTCTGCAGCAGGTGTTAGCGTCAACACGGCATCATCGCCGAACTGATTGATTAATGGGATCGCTGTATTGTCGCGCAGCGCTTGGTAATTAAACGCCATCAGATACGCGCAGTATTGCCGGCGATCATTGATAGTGACGAGCCTGTAAGAACCGGCCGTATGATTCCCCGAATAATGTTGACAATCGGTAATACGGAAGTTGGGCCATAAATAGCCATCTTTTCGACCTCGACCTCGATCACGTCTACCTTTTCACGTTTGTTCTGATTCGCAGGGTTCCAGTCTGGCTGCAACGATCCGGGCGTTACCAGTTCGCGCAATGCCGCTTCATAGCTCGACTCTTTAACTTCACGCGGCACTTCAGTTGCCGGAATGTCGTTGTGATAAATATCGTAGGCCCAATTTCTGGGCCACTCTCTGAGTTGCGAACGGTCTCCGGTCGGCCAGCCAGGAAACTGCGCCCGATAAGTTGCGTCGACATACTCAGAGCCGCGCAGTCTGGCGATATCTTTTGCTTCGTCGGTTCCTGCCCACAAAGTATTTCCACGGCTTAAATGGTATGCGTTAGCCTCTGCCAGAGTTCCGTAAGCGGACATTATTTCGCCTTTTTGCTCGCGGCCTTTTTCTTGGCCGGTGCTGCGGTCTTTGATCCGAATAGTTTGTGTTTCTTTTGATCAAAGTCGCTTTCGTTAATCAAGACGGCATTGCCATCAAGGTCGATCA